GAAGATTACCTGGAGCTGCGCGCCAGGGGATTGGATTGGCGCAAGGCGGCGTATGTGGCCTGGGCCAGCGCGCCGACACGGGCTCGTTGGCCGAAAACGCTCGAGCAGCTGGCTACAGATGTGCTGGGGCTGCGCTCAGACCGGACGATTCGTAAGTGGAAGGAAAATAACCCTGATCTGGAGGATATGATCACCCTGGTGCAGATTGCTCCGATGCTGCGGCACCGGAGAGATGTGATCGACGCGCTGGTGGCGGTGGCCGTGCGCAAGGACCCAGAGGCGCACCGGGATCGGAAACTGTTCCTGGAGATGACCGGAGATTACAAGCCGCGCCAGGTGCGAGAGATGACCGGGGAGGGCGGGGGCCCAATCGATTTCAGAGAGACGTTCGGTGAGCTGAGCGATGAGGAGCTCGACCAGTTGATCAAGAATTTGCATACGGACTCCCAGAAGACGGTAAAACCGAAAGATACCCCATGAGCGTATTCGTCGAGGAACGGCAGCGGAAGGAAACCCTGGCCACGGCACTGGTCGAGGCACGCTTGCGCTCCAGGGGCTGGGACCTGCTGGCCTGGACATCGGTGCACCGCAGGATGCTCAAGGTCGGGGTGCCCTTCGACCTGACCCGGCACGCTTACATGCGGGCGATCTATGAGAGCCAGGCGCGCCGGCTGGTGGTTTATAAAGCGTCGCAGCTGGGGGCCTCCGAGTACGCAATCAGCTACGCGCTGCACGCGGCAGACGCCAGAGGGGCGCAGGTGCTGTACGTTTTCCCAACGGACGATACGGTGAGCGATTTCAGTTCGGCGCGGATCGGGCCGGCAATCGAAGCCAGCCCTTATCTGGAAGGAGTGGTGATCGAAGGAGGAGCGGCGGAGGTGGATGGTCATAAGCCGCGCGGAGCGGACCGGGTGACGCTCAAGCGGATCCGGGACCGGTTCATTTACCTGCGCGGTGGGCAGGTCAAGCCAGATGGGAAGGCGCACCAGTTGAAGTCGATCGACGCGGACGTGCTGATACTGGACGAGGTGGACGAGATGGACCCGCGCGCCCCGTCGATTGCAGTCAAGCGGCTGGGGCATTCGCTGATCGCCGAGGAGCGGTGGATCTCGACGCCGACTTACCCAGGGCTGGGGATCCACGCGGCCTGGCTGTTGAGCGACATGCGGGAATGGTTCGTACGCTGCGGGTCGTGCGGCAAGCGGCAGATGCTGTCTATTGCTTCGGTGATCGTCGAGTGGGACGAGATCGGCCGGCCGGTGAGCTGGAATAAAGACAGTCATGGAAGGGCGATCGCAGCCTGCCAGAAGTGCGGGAAGAAGCTGAACCGGCTCGGGCCTGGCGAATGGGTGGCGCAGATGCCGGGGAGAGACACAGCCGGTTTCCACCTGACGAAGCTGTTCAGCCCAACGGCGAGCCTGGCAGAGCTGATCGAAAACCTACAAACCACGGATGAGACCAAGCGGCGGGAAGCGTTCAACCAGGATCTGGGAGAGACGTACACGCCGCGCGGCGGCCAGATCACGGATGACGTGCTGGACGCCTGCCGGCGGGATTACGGTCATGGACCCGTTCCAGGAGAGAGGACAATCTTGGGAGCCGATGTTGGCAAGGTGCTGCATGTGGTGATCCGGACGGAGGTGGTGGAGGCTGAAAGCGGAGAGCGCCGGCAGCGGTTCGCGGGGGAGGTGGAGTCGTTCGAGACGCTGGGCCGGTTGATGCGAGATTACAACGTGGGGCATGCGGTGATTGATGCGCTGCCAGAAACGCGCAAAGCGCGGGAGCTGCAGGAAGATTTCCCACCGCATGTGGTCTGGCTGGCTTATTACGTCGGCCAGAAAACAGGCACCAAGCGGACGCTGCCCGAACAGTGGGTGGAGGCGGAGGGGGTGGTCAACCTGGACCGGACACGGACTCTCGACCGGACGATGAGCCGCTTCTTCGAGCGGAAGAACACTTTACCGGCATACGCCAGAGATGTGGTTGGTGGGGACTACTACGCGCATATGAAGGCGCCGGTGAGAGTCCTGCAGGATGGGCCGGGCGGAGAGAAGGTGGCGGTGTACGTCGAGAGCAGCGCCGACCACTTCGTGCACGCGGAGAATTACTGTGAGGTGGCGGCGAGCCGCTTCGAGCCCGAGCCGGCGGGCGCGATGATCGATGACCTGGACCTGGATATTTATAAGTCGAGGCGGAGGCGATGACCTCACCCCCAACCCCTCTCCTGAAGCAAAGAACGCTTCCAGAGAGGGGAGAAGACAGAACAGCTAAGGAATGTTATTGGACGGATTCGGGACGAAAGGGAAATAATGGAGGCAATCAGATGAGACCAAAATGTAAAAAATGTAATACAGAGTTGACCGGAAGCGTTCGGTATCATCACACCACTTGCCCCAACTGTGGGAAGAGGTGGCGACTGAACGAAACGAATACAGAGATTTATACAACCGTGCTCGAGGTGCAATCTGTCAATCATGTACAAAGAACCATTATTTTAGGAGAAAAAGAAAATGGCTAAAGCAACCCCTGACGCAGTGTTGGATGTTATGTTGACCGATATTGCCCTGTCTTCAATTCTGCATGTTTGCTCGGGCGAACCGGCGAACTATGCCGGAATTGCCGCAGTCTCTCTGGCTGACGTGGTACTGACGCCGGGCGATGGCAACGGCGATTTCGCGATTGCTAACCATACCTCCGGTCGCAAGTTGACCGTGGCAGAACAGGCGAATATTGACATCGATGTATCTGGAACTGCGACGCACATCGTGTTGGCTGTCACAGCATCCTCCACGCTGAAGCAGGTCACGACTTGCACGTCACAAGCTTTGGTGGATACAGGAACGGTGACAGTTCCGGCTTATATTATTTCAGTAGCCGATCCGACGTAAGGGAGGCGTGATGCCTCCCAATTGGATCATTGGATCGCTCTTCTATGGCGGTTGACGAAGCCGCTTAGTTCTGGCTGTGCTGAAATAGACTGATGGAAAGTAAGGTGAAAAATGGCACTCGTAGAACGCTTGATGAAATGGGAAACTGAACCAGATGATCGGCAAATCCCCGTCCACGCCTTCTTTGCCGCCATTACCGAGGTCATGGCGGGCCGCTTGACGGCGGCGCAGGTGCAGACTTATCTGGCTATGACGGCGGAAGACTTGGTGGATTGGAACGCGGTGGTAGCGACGATGCCAGCCGCGAACCAGGCGGCTAACCGCGCCCTGTGGGGCCACAAGATGCACGCCGTGTTCCTGCTGGCCGAGGACAGGTATCCGCAATACTCGACACCGGCGGAAGTAAGGACGAAACTGGGAATTTGACATGGCATTCTCGGCAAAAGTCGGCGCGTTCAACGTCTCCACGGCGGCTGCGGGAAATACGCAGGCGATAACCGGCGTTGGTTTCCAGCCGAAGGCGGTCATTTTCTGGTGGTCTGGACGCACGGATAGCACGGATACCGTCGGGCGTCTATCTATGCTATCCGGCGTGGGGATTTGCAACGCCTCCAACTCGCGGGTAGTGGCACAGGGTAGCGCGGACGCGGCTGCCGACTCGGATACTGCTGCATTAGCCAGAAGTGATAGTTGCATCGCGCCGATAAATGGAGCTGCAGCAGGGCAGGGACGTATGAGCTTATCGTCAATGGATTCTGATGGTTTTACATTATCCATTGGTATCCAGATGACGGCAGCTTATCGAGTGCATTACCTGGCACTCGGTGGCACTGATCTGACCAATACAGCGGTAGGCGGCTGGACTACACCAGGAGCAACGGGCAACCAGGCTGTAACCGGGGTTGGATTTCAGGCAGACCTAGTATTTTTATTGACCTATGTAAGTACAGGAACGTTGCCATTATCATCTGGCAGCATCGGTTTTGGGCTAGGTGCGGCCAAAAGCTCTACCGCGAGAGCGACATTGGCATCGATGAGCCGCGACGCACAGGCGACGATGCAGACCCGGCGGTACGGGCTGGACATCGAATGCCTATCAATGATCGCTGGCGGCTCGGCGTTGAATGAGCGCGCCGATTTTGTGTCATTTGATGCTGATGGTTTCACTATTAACTGGCTCGAAGATTCAGTAGCAGGACGCCATTGTTTTTATCTGGCCCTTAAGGGCGGCCAGTACGCGGTCGGCTCTGGCCTGACGCAGACCGATACCGTGACGGCGATCACCTGCTTGCCAGGCTTCCAGGCAGTAGCCGGA